TGCGCCATCCCAGCTTCGATCCATGCCTTGCAAGTTGGTGATACTTGATGAGGAAGACGCCTATGTGCTTGATGTGGGTGGCGAGGGGGACGTGAAAGAATTGGCAGAGGCGCGGCTGAGGACTTTCCCTGATGGTCTGTTGTTTGAGATCAGCACGCCGACGCTCATGCGGACATCCAGGATTCACCTGGCTTATGAGGATTCGGATCAGCGGAAATACGTATTGCCTTGTCCGCATTGTGGGCACCGGCAGGCATTGGAGTGGAAGGGAGTGGAATGGCCGGACGGGAAGCCTGAGCTTGCGGCTTATCGATGTGCGGGATGTGCGGAGCTGATTGAGGAACGGCAGAAGGCTTGGATGTTGCCGCGTGGTGAGTGGGTGAAAGGGAATCCAGGGCACCACGTGGCAGGATTTCATCTCAGCAGCCTGTACTCGCCGCTGGGATGGTATTCATGGGTGGATGCTGCCAGGATGTTTCTGAAGACGGAGGAAAGTGAATTGGTGAAGAAGGTTTTTCTGAACACGGTGCTGGGCCTCCCGTACGAGCCAGATAGTGACGCACCGGATTGGAAGGAATTGAAGCAGCGCCCCAGTGATTATCTGGCTGGGCAGGTGCCTGATGACGTGGCGGTGTTGACGGCTGGGGTGGATGTGCAGGGGGATCGTTTGGAATTGGAGATTGTGGGCTGGGGAGAGGGGATGCAGAGCTGGAGCATTGCGATGCTGACGCTTGAGGGCAGCACTGCTGAACCTGAGGTGTGGGCACGGCTTGACGTGGCATTGAGGAATCGGTACGTGAAGGCGAACGGCGCGGTGATCGGGATCAAGAAGGTGGCAATTGATTCCGGGTGGAATACCCAGCAGGTTTATCGCTACGTGATGCAGCGGCCTGGCCAACTGATTGCGATCAAGGGATATTCGGATCAGCCGAACATTTTAGGCACGCCAAGCGACATGGAGGTGACAACGACGGGCGGGAAGATGGCATCAGGTGCAAAGCTCTGGCCTGTGGGTGTGGATGTGGTGAAAATGGAGCTTTACGGGTGGCTGAAGACTTCGGAGGAGAATCCAGGCTTTTGCCGGTGGCCAATGGACTATCCGGATGAGTATTTCAAGCAATTGGTGGCAGAGCATTTGGTGTTGACGAAGAATGCGAAGGGATATGAGCAATGGGTATGGGAGAAGACCAGGAAGCGGAATGAGGCATTGGATTGCCGGGTTTATGCGCGGGTGGCGGCGGTGGCTATGGGATTGGACCGATGGAATGGCGATCAATGGGATAGGGCGCGGCTTGATGGGGATCATCATGTTGCTCAGCAGCGGGCTAGGGTGGGTGGAATTGCTGGGATTTGATGGCTTTCACGCAAGAAGACCTGGACAACCTGGAAGCTGCCATTGCCACTGGGGCGCGGGATGTGAGTGTGGAGGGGAAGCGTGTGACGTACAACACGACGGCCTCAATGCTTCAGGTGCGTGACGTGATTCGTGATAGCTTGAAGCAGACAATCAAGGCCAAGACGCCTTTGAGGTTTTCCAGTGGCATTTGACTTTTTTTCTTTCCATCGGAACGAAGCACCTGGCGCGACGACATCCAGGCGCGGCAACGACTTTCCTGAGGCGAAGGGTGATGCGAATGCGTTATTGCGGGCTGATCTGGCGGCTTTAAGGGACCGAAGCCGGGCATTGGCCACGAGCAACGCTTATGGGACGAAGGCTTTGGAATTGCTGACCAACCACCTGGTGGGTAGGGGCATCATGGGCGTACCCATGCTGAACGGCATCCCTGACGAAGCTGCTGGCGCTTTATGGGAGGATTGGGCCAATGACCCATCGGAGTGTGATTACAACGGTCAGCTTCCGTTTGGCGGCCTTCAGCGGCTGATTACGCGTTGCATGGTGGAAGCGGGTGAATGTTTGATTTTGCGGGTGAATGCGCCGGGGAATCGGACAGTGCCTTTGCGGCTGCACGTGGTGGAGCCTGACTTCATTGATTCGAATCGGCGTGTGGCTGATCAGACTTCAGAGACTGTGGACCGGGTGGGTGTGCGGGTGAGCAGGGGGAGACCGACTGGCTATTGGCTTTATAGGCGACATCCGGGGGACATTTTGGGCACCACAGCGCAGAGTACTTTGCATTCAGCGGACAATGTGATTCATGCCTACAGGAAGGACCGCGCGGGGCAGGTGAGAGGTTTTCCATGGTGTACGCCAATTTTGCTGAACTTGAAAGATTTTCACGATATGCTGGATTCGGAGCAGTTGCGTCAGAAGATGGCAACGGCTTACGTGGCATTCATCACGGACATCAATGGGGACCGTGCTGACAAGGTGGAAGACATTGGGGAGATTGAGGCTGGATCAGTGGAAGTATTGCCACCGGGGAGGGATGTGAAGTTGAGCAGCCCGCCACAGGCACCGAACTTTGAGAGTTTCACGACGGTGATGTTGAGGCAGATTGCGGCTGGCTACTCGGTGAGTTATGAGGGCCTGACGGGGGATTACAGCCGCGTGAATTTCAGCAGTGCGAGGATGGCAGCCAACGACTTTGAGTTGACGATTCAGGGATGGCGTGCTTCAGCGATTTACCCATGGCTGAATCGGATTTGGGGATGGTGGGCTTCAGCGGCTTCGCAGGATGCGACTGTGACATGGACGCCGCCACATCGGCGGCTGGTGGACCCACAGAAGGAAGTGGATGCATTGGTGAAGCAGATTCGTGCTGGCTTGATGAGCTGGCCTGATGCGGTGCGTAGCTTTGGTGGAAACCCGACAGCGTTATTGCAGGAAGTGGCGAATGTGAATGCACAGTTTGATGAGCTGGGCTTGATCTTTGACAGTGACGGGCGTTTCAGCCCACAGACGGGCGTTAGGGTGGATCCTGAACCACCTGAGCTGGAGGAAGGGAATGAAATTGATGCGAATCAGCCATGAGGCTTCAGTGATTCGGAGTTGGTGGCCGGGGGATTATCGGGTGATTCAGAGTGGCGGGAATCTTGACCGGCTGAATTCGGGCTTTGCGCCACTGCTGGACACGCATAGATCAGGTACCTTGAGGGGGCAGCTTGGCAGGATTCAGCAGGCTTGGACTGAGGGGATGGAGACTTTTGCGACTGTGGAGTTTGACCAGACTGAGGAAGCGCAGGAAGTGCAGGCGCGGGTGAGCCGTGGGGAGATTCAGAACGTGAGCATGGCATTCTTTGCGCCTAGGACAATGCGGCGTGCTGAACCTGATAGCTATGGTGCGCGGCATTACATTGACAACTGGGACCCTTTTGAGGTTAGTTTGGTAGCTGACCCCGCTGATCGGGCGGCACTTATTTTCCCCAATGACTACGATCCACAGAATTCAAGGTTTAGGCAACCCGACGCCGGGGATGTTCCGGCACGACAACCAACCGCAGGCACCGGCGGAAATCAGAGAGCCCAGCGTGCCGGTGGTGGACGAAGCGCCCGGCGGCACCGTAGAGCAATCCGCTGGCCAACCCGGAGAACGATCTTCCGAACCTGACCTTGCGGCCCTGGTGGAAGCTGCGGTTGCGAAGGTGATGCAGGCGCGGGATCAGCGGATGCCGCCTACGGTGCAGGCACAACCGGAGACCACGATGGAAGTGGGCGCGGGTGTGTTTGACAAGCGCCGCATGATGTTTGGGCATTGGCTGCAGCATTCAGCTGGCGTGACTGCGATTCCTGCTGACCTTGGCATTGACATGGCAGCGGTGCAGCAGGGGAACAATGAGGACCTGGGATTGATGGGAATGGCCAGGGAGTTTGCCACGCAACGGCTGGGGCGTCCTCCTAACGGGCGTAGCGAGATTTTCCGGCACAGCTTTGTGAGCACTGGCGACTTTCCGCTTCTGCTGGAGGACAGCATGAATAAGCGCCTTGCGGCGATGTATGCGCAGGTGACGCCTACGTGGAATGCGTTGGCCCGCACCACGACCAGGAATGATTTCCGGAACGCGGATGTGAACTTCGGTGATGCGACACCGAACTTGGAGGAAGTGATTGAGGGTGGCGAGGTGCGCTATGAGGGCGGCACCGAAGCACAGGAGACGTATCGCGTGAAGACCTATGCGAAGGGTTTCCGGGTGACCAGGCAGATGGTGATCAACGACGACCTGAGCTTTCTTCAGCGCAAGCCGAATGAGTATGCGAGGGCTGGCATCACGTTGGAGAACCGTTTGGTGTGGGAGCAGGTGTTGGGGAATGACCCGGTGCAGGGCGCTGCGCTTTTCAGCTCTGCCAGGAACAACGTGGGTGCTGCCAGTGGGAACTTTGCGCTCAGCCAAACGAACATTGCCCGTGCCATCTCGATGCTGAAAAGGCAGAAGGATCGGAACGGGAACACGATTATCAGCCTGGACTTTGCGACCTTGGTGGTGCCGGTGGAGTTGGAGTTTATGGCCAGCCAGATTTTGGAGGTGGCGGGTTACAGCCCGAACAACCTGACTGGTGAGCAAGGGCAGGTGCCCAGCTTCATCCGACGTTTACGGCTGGTGAGCGAGCCGTTGCTGGACGATCGGAGCTTGACCAATTGGTATCTGTTTGCCAATCCGGCTTCAGTGGACATTGGTGAGCTGGCTTACCTGCGGGGAAGCACGAGCCCACAGATCATGACTGAGACCACGACCAGCATCATGGGAGTGGACTACAAGGGCGTGCATGACGTGGGTGCGAAGATTGTGGATTATCTGGGAACGTTCAAGAACGTGGGGGCCTGATGCAGAA